GAGTTCAACTGGCTGTCGTGGGAGAAGTGTCGCGAGCAGGCTGGTGAAGACATCGATTTGGCTCGATCAACATATAACGGTCAGGCTTCGGTCGAGATGATTCGCAAGGCAGGGTTCTGGGAACCTGATGAGTTCCTTGCACCGCTGGAAGAGAGGGTTGCGGTGGCTCGTCGTGACTGCTGCCGGACGTTTGCGATCTTGAAGGACGGGCGTTGGCTGGAGCGAGGGCGGATGGGCTGGTTTGGTTCGGTGAGCGGCGAGGATGCCGAGTGGGGCGATGTGTTTCGGGAGGTGTTTGATTCGATCGGCCCCGATCAGTGGATTTCGATTGTTGACTGTCACATTTAGTTGTCCAAAGGAGCGATGTATGACAAGTCCCGACAACCAACCGATCATCAGCCGCCACAGCGACAGTGAGTACATGAACTTCACGCCATGTTGTGGCGCACCGTTCACGGGCGAGATACATCACGGGGACAAGTGCCCGGCGTGTGAAGAGACCATGTTGTGGTGCCGTGGCTGTGGTTATGGCGAGGGGCATTTTTACCAGACGTGTGATCGATGTGGCCGAGAGATCTGCCCCGACTGTGAGGCGGAGTTGGATGATCAGGATGCCCCGATTGATTTGTGTGAAGACTGTTGTGGTAATTAACCAGACTGTGAAGGCCCATTGAAGGAAATCGAGAAGATGAAAACTACTGACAATGCAGAACCAGAAGTTCGGGTTGAGCGTTTTGTTCCTCCTCATATTGTCGGCCCAATCGCCGAATCATATATGGTTCAGAGAACACACGATGGAAACCGCGAGTGGCTCACGCCGGAGAGGACGTGGGATCGGGCCATCTTCGAGGCAGCACGATTCGAGCTTGATGAATACGATAAAGCCCTGTGGTGGCTTAATAGGGAACTCTCAGGCTGCTGAATAGGAGAACAACGTGGATTACGAAAAGCTCGTGTCGATGCGGCGTAGTTGGCTGCGGCAGATTGACGTCGGGGCTTGGAAGCATTCCTGGCATTTGCCAAAGACCAACTATGGCATCGACTGGAATAACCCCAAGACGTTGGAAGACGTGCTGGCAGTGTTGAACCATCAGGTCGAGGAGGCGAGGCAGACCATTCGGGATGTTGAGCCGATGCAGATTCAGGTGATGGGTGAGATTGAGCGTTTGAAAGTCTATTTGTCCGAATAGGAGCATTTGCGATGGAAGCAACATCAATTATTCGTCCCACGTATTCGGTCGTCAGCCAGCGAATCCGGGATTGGTTTCATGGCGAGATATTGAACCACGGTTGGCAGGAGTCGCTCGACATCGCGTCAGAGATTGATGCGATGATTTCCCAGATGCCCGAGCCATTGCCAGAAAGTGCTGTGGCGTGGCGACGGTGGAACGATTTCGAAAAAGACACGAGCCGTCATGATCCGGGGCTGTATGTTGCGATGGATCTGTGCCGGTATTCTGAGTGGGCGGCGGATGTGGATTTGGGATTGACGACGGAACCGTATGAGGGTGTGCCTCGGATATTGATTTCTATTGGACGATTGGAGGAGCGATGACGGACAGGATCGAAGCAGCACATCGTCAGGTGGATGAGATTCACCAGTCGATACGAGATATCGAGGGCTATATCGAGCAGCAGGTCGAAGCGTTTAGGAGTGGCTTGTTTGATCGCTACAAAGACGAACTGGGTCGGTATTGTCAGGAGTTGAGCAAAGCCTATGAGGAGCGTGATACCGCGATTGAGGCCGACCAGTACGAAGAGTCGGCCAAGATGAAGGATCATCCGATGGTCGGGCAGATGCTGCACGAGTGGTCGAAAGGGCGATGGGGTTGCGGCCGGTTTCGAAGTACCGGAAAGGTCGGCGTCGTCGAACCCTGGACGCCTGAGATGAACGGTATGCGGAAGGTTGGGTCTATGATCGGTCGTCCCGGCGATCTGGTGATCCGTCATCTAAAGAAAGACGGTACGGTCGGACGGGTCTATGAGGTCGCGAGTTTGCGGGATGAAGAGACGGGTATCTACGGTTGGTATCCAGATGGTGTGGACCCGAATAAGGAACGGAAGTGATGTTATCCTGGATAGTAACGAAGTGGGACTGGTGGATCTATCGGTGTGCGCACGGAACGTTGCGTCGGATGTGCGAGCGGAACGGTGGGTTCGCGTACCTGATGGAGTTGTGGTTGCGTGAGTGGCGGGCGAGGAATCCGATTCCGAGGGATTTGGAGTCGGCGACGGAACATTTCTTTGAGTCGATGCGGGATAAGGATAGCGATATGGTCGAGCTAGGAATTGCAGTTGATGGTAAGCAGCCGAAAACGGCATGCAAGCCGTTGTCGCTGGCTCCGGTCGATCGTTTCGTCCAGCCACACATCGTCGGACCGATCGCGGAATCGTATATGGTTGAACGCACGCATGAGCGAAACCGCGAATGGCTCACGCCGGAGCGGACGTGGGATCGGTCGATCTTTGAGGCGGCACGATTCGAGTTGGACGAACGGGAAAAAGCTGAGTGGTGGTTGAATCGAGAGTTGTTGGAAGCCAAGCAGGATAAGGAGTAGGCGATGCGGGCAGATGAAGCGAGGCGATTGGCCATTAAGTCAGAGGCCGATTGGGTTGAAGCGAATGTAGTCAGCGGGATAGTGTCAGCGATCCGGTTTGCCGCACGGCTCGGTGGAAAGAATACGGTTATTGATATTGACCCGCGTTACTGGGAGACGGCGAGGAGCTGGCTGGATCGGAATGGATATCGGTACAGCCGTTCTGGCACGGCGACGAACAATTTCTTTAGATTTACGATCGGGTGGTAGAATGTCACGTCCAAATTCGTTTCGTTCATCAGAACAAGCCACCGAACTTCTCGATGCATCGGAAGCAGCCGTGCTTGGCAGCATGGCACTTTCCCCTGACGCGATCGACACCGTGGTCAGCATCCTGCATGCGTCAGATTTCCTTCTGACCCAGCACGGGCTACTTTTCTCCACCATGTCCAGAATGAGGGACCGTGGGCAGCAGATTGATGCCATCACGCTGTGCGAGCAGCTTGTGGCCGACGGGATGCTGGCGGAAGTGGGCGGCGTACCGGCGATCGGACGGATTCTTGAGACAGTCCCTCACGCAGCGCATGCACGGTACTACGCAGAAATTGTTTTGGAGAATTCCCGGCGGCGTAAGTTCCGCAGGCTGGCGGATGAGATCAGGGCGAGTTCAGAGGACCGGACGGTGCCTGTGCAGGATCTGGCCGGGCAGGTGACGAGCCAGGTGGATCGGATCTTTGGCGTCAGCGGGCAGGTGCTGGTGTCGGGGCGGGATGCGGTGGCGGATTTCCATGAGAGGATGAAGAATCCGCAGTTGGTGATACCAACGGGATTGCGTGACCTCGATGCGGTGCTGGATGGAGGCGGGTTGGGATCGGGTTTGGTTATAGCATGTGCGCGCCCGTCAATGGGCAAGACGAGTTGGCTTTTATCAGCGGCAATGGGCGCTGGTCGAGCGGGTGTGTCGAGCTTGATTTTCAGCATGGAGATGCCGATTCACAGGCTGATCCGGCGAGTGTGGAAACGCGGTGATGGGGCCGAACGAGAGTTTGAGGATCTGCCGATCTTTTTCAATGACACGACGTTCGAGTTGAATCAGATCAAGAGCGTGATTCGGCAGTCGATTAGAAGAGATGGAACGAAACTCTTCTTGTGCGACTATTTGGATTTTATAGCCGTAAGCGACAAATGGTTGAAGGGTGAGGATAAGATCCGCGAGATCACGATTGGATTGAAGCGAATGGCGAGCGAGCACAACATCTGTATCGTGCTGCTATGTCAGTTGAATCGAAAAACAGAGGACAGTGAGGATAAGCGTCCGAAGCTCACTAGCCTAAGAAATTCGGGATCTCTGGAACAAGATGCCGATCTTGTGATCGGGATTCACAGGCCAAGTTACTACGACTCATCGGAAGATCCAAATCTTGCAGAACTTTTACTACTCAAGCAAAGAGATGGAGATCGCGGCGGAATTGTGAAAGTTGGATTCCGTGGTGAGGAAACGCAGTTCGTCGACTACGCGCAGGTCGCCGAGAATGTCGCAGATGGCTTCGATCTGTAGCCTGAAACAACAGTAAAAACAACCCTTTCCGTATAGTGTTACACGTGTGTGTCCACTATTCGAAAGGGGATCATGGCGTGCCAAATAGACTTACGTTTGATGAAGTAAAGACTCGCATTGAGTCACACGGGAAACTGATTGTTCGTTCAGATACGTATCACAATACAAACTCACACATGAGCGTGCAGTGTAGGGAGTGTCAACGCATATTTGACGCTCGACCGATAACGACAATGCGAGGGTCTGGTTGCTGCAAGTGCTCAGGGACCATGAAATTGACTATTGAGTCAGTCAAGGCTGATGTTGAAAGTATAAGCAAAGGAGACCTGACTGTGCTGAGCGACGAGTATATTGGGAACAAGGCGAAACTAGACGTTCGATGCAATGTGTGCCATTTCCTGTTCCGCATGAACTCCAACAATCTGAAAAATGATCACGGGTGCCCAAAGTGCGTCAATCTGGCACAACCAACAATGGATGAACTTAAGATGGATGTGGATCGAATTAGTAAAGGGGCGCTGCGTGTGGTTGGTGGCGAATACGTGAATAGCAAGACCAACGTGGATGTGCAATGCACGGTTTGTGAAGGTATGTTTTCTGCTAGGCCAAACAGCTTGAAAAGCGGTACTGGCTGCCCTCTGTGTGTTGCGTCAGAATCTGAATTGTTGATCACGAGGATTCTTGAATCGCAAGGAATAGAGTTCGTCCCCGAATATCGGTTTCGTGATTGCAAGTACAAGAAGCCGCTGCCGTTCGACTTCTATCTGCCGGAGTTTCATGCCTGCATCGAGTATGATGGTGAGCATCATTTGTACAAATGCAATAAGAATGGTTCGCCGAACCCAACCATCGAGATCCGCGACCAGATAAAAACCGACTACTGCGAGTCAAACGACATTCCGCTTCTGCGAATCCCGTTCTGGCACAAGGATCGGATTGAGCAGTTTGTGACTCTTTTCGTTGAAGGCTTGAAGTTTTCCGTATAGCGTTCCATCTGTATCTTGGAGGGGTTGTGATGTCAGAAGAATCATTGAGTGTCAGTTTCCGCAATCATGTCGAGCGTCTCTTCGTTAAGCCGGGAACGCTCGAAGGCCGTGTCATGCACGCGGCGGTCGGTATCGCTGGTGAGGTCGGTGAACTGCTTGACTGCCTCAAAAAGACATGGATCTACGGTAAGCCGCTTGACTATCCGAATCTTCGGGAGGAGATCGGGGATGTCATGTTCTACGCGGAAGCTCTTTGCCTTCAGATGAAGCGTCCATGTGGGTTCGATAGCGTGTTGCTGCCGAGTTGCAGCGACTGCTCGGTTGAGCGGATGGTGTCGCTCAGTAGTCAACTGTTCAAGCATTCTGGCGAGCTGTTGGGTCGTTCGGAGGCGTTCTGGGCCGGGCAGGACGGCATTGGTTTCCCCCATCTCTCATTTTGTCTCGATCGCGTAGTCAAGAGTCTGGTGGCGTTTCAGCAGTTGAGCGGGTTCACGCTGGATGAATGTCGTCTGCACAACATGGAGAAGTTGGCGTTGCGATATCCGGATGGCTACACGGACCAGTCGGCGATTGCTCGTGCCGACAAGGCAGGTGAATCATGAGTCAGGATGAAGAGACGGTTCAGCGGATGGCACAGTTGGCCGACAAGGTTTGCCGTGGTAGTGCTGATCTTGGCAGCCTGATGTTGGGTATTTCGGCTTGCATCACGGAGTTGAAGCAGCGTGGCTGGGCGGAGCCGTGTCCGGTGCGTGATGCTGGTCGGAATGTTGAGTTGATCGAGTGCGGCTGTTCGATGGTGTATCCGGGTCGTTGCGATAGCGACGGGTACTGGTCGTACGATGATGAGTGGTATCCGTCTGATCCGATGCTGGTGAGGGTTGATTGATGACCACGAGTCTTCTGTTCGGCATAGATTTCGATGACACGATAACGGCAGCGCCCGAGCAGTTCGCCAGGTTCATCGCGGATCTTATTGCTTCGGGTCATCGGGTGCTTTGTATCACGGCTCGTCGGGACACTGAGGAGAATCGCGAGATCATCTATGAGTATTTCGATCGGCATCAGGTGCCGGAGATACCGGTGATCTTTGCTAATCTGACGTCGAAGCTTCGTACTATGGAACAGCGGGGCACGAAGGTTGACATTTGGATTGATGATGCCCCGCATGCTTTAGTACATGGGTATTGAGATATGGGTCGTCGTCCAAAGACAGATCGGGTTCCGAAGACACGTGCTTGCGGGGAGTGGTCTGAAGCGGCCTTTTGGGGGTTTGTAAGATCAAACATCCGCTTGATGTCACGTCGTTGGCCGCCGATTCGTAAGGCGAAGGAACAGGCCAGGCGTGCTTACACTGGTCCGAACAAGCGGCAGAAGTGGGAATATTGCTGCTCGATGTGCGGGGGCTGGTTCGCTGAGAAGGAGATTCAGGTGGATCATGTTCATGAATGCGGCTCTTTGAAGTCGTTCGAGGATATTTCGGGATTCGTGGAACGGCTGTTGTGTGAAGTGGATGGTCTCCGCGTACTCTGTAAAGAGAGTTGTCATCGCGCGGTCACGGAGAAACAGAGGGCCGAGCGAGATTCCGTATAGCGTTTGAGGAGTGCGCGATGCGTTTGAGACAAAGAGTGCCGCTGCCGGGTCAGATGATGTTCAACTTCGAGCGTCGGCTGAATCAGGATGATCGGTGGATGCTGGCTGTTATTGATGGCGACCAGCAGGTGTTTGCCCGGATGATGGACCAGTACCAGGCGATGCTGAAACGATGGGTCCGTGAACTGAATCACAAGGCTCTGTTGGAAGACACCCTGCAGGCTGTTTGGCTGAGGGTTTGGGAGCGTCGCAAGACATACAGATTCGGTTCGTTCCGTGGCTGGCTGTGGCGGATCACTCGATCTATCGTGATTGATGGGGCGAGGGCTGATGGGCGTCGTGGCGGCTCGTTGGTGCTGGGCGAGCAGGAGGGTCGGGATCGTTCGGTTGAGTCTCGGGACTTGGTGGCGATTCGGGATGATCGGGATCTGCTGGTCCGGTATCTGCGTGGGGTTAACGGCGAGTGGCTGGATGATGTGCTGCCGGTGTTGAGCGGGCAGGAATCGATTCGTGGTTGTGCCGAGCGGTGCGGCGTTTCAGAAAACGTTGTTCGTTGGCGTGTCAGTCAGGTGAAGGCTCGTGCGTGTGAGGGTCTGCGGGGCAATCGGAAGTTGGCCCGTGTGTTTGGTGAGTATGCTGTTTCTGAAGGATGCTGAAGATGGGCCTGCTGTGTCTGAATCGTGAGCCGGGGCAGAAGATCTTGATCGGGGATTCGATCAGTCTGACGGTATTGGATTTCTCAGATGAGCACGATGGTTGGGCGACGTTGGGCGTTGATCTCCCGGCCGGTCAGTCGATACGGGTCGTTGCACCTGATGGCGGCAGGACGTATGTTGAGGTCGGGGTGAAGTTCGATCAGGAGATGTTGATCGGGGATCATATCCGGGTCGTACCACTGCGGATCAGTCAATACGGACTGCGGGTGGGTGTTGATGCCCCGAGGGACATTCCTGTGGATCGTGAGGAAGTTCGAGGTTAGTGGTCGTTCTTGAACGACTAAAATCAGCCGGTTTGCGAGGTTGATTGACCATTTCATTTGAGCACCGACGCAAACTCGGCTGCATCTTATTGTTCGCTTTTTGCGATTTGGGAGTGCGTGCTTATGGGACCATACAATGAATATCGCGACTGGCTATTAGCTAGGAGGAAAGCTTTGGAGCTTGTGTCGTTGCTTGAGCGGATGGCGCAATCCTCCTCGGCTATGCACCAGTATCTATTCGATGAAAACTTGACTGCAGTGCAGCAATTGACTCTCGAACGTGTTCTGGGATTGCCCATTCCTGGCGATCCTTTGCTGTCGCGAACATAAGGTCATCAAGTGATAGTGACCGCACTATTTGTGGTGTCCAGTGATGAGTTGTCATTAGGTGGCATCGGACGCAGTCCGTCCCGTCAGCGACTCCGTATTTGTGAACTTCGTTTAGGTAGTTCCCAAACGCTTCAATCATCACAGCGTCGAGGGCGTTCATTTGGTGCCTAACGATAAGAAGGTCATCCATTGGATTTTGTGTTTCCTTAGTTGAAAGCGAACGCCCAAGATCAGGCGGCCCGAGGGTTAGACGTGTAATTTCAGTGCAGGTGGGCGAGGGCTCGGCTGCATCTTATTGTTCGCTTTTGCGATTTTGAGGTGTTCTGTGGAGTTGGAAATTAAAGATGCGTCTGGTGTTGTGTTTGCAGATCATGGTGACGGGAACGTGACGCTGCGTGATAACGACGATTCGCTTTTGCGTTGCAGGCAAATACTCGCAAGCTCGCTAGATTACGTTTCATCGTACATTTCTATGGCAGCGTTACACGATACCAAGTCAGAGTCTCTAGTGATCGATGCTTCATGTATTCGATCAGGTCTTTGCGGCCACGCAGAAGTGTCCCCTGTCGATCCTGATGAACAAGAACAACTGGATCATGAAAAACAGTTTTCTGAAGGGTCGTGATGATCTGTTTTGTTGTGACTGGCGATTGCAATGCAACCTTTGTTGCTTTCACAGCATAGAACGTAACACCTTGAGTGGATATTTTTGCAGCGTGCATGGATGTGGCCACGTTAAAGTGTCTCCCTTTGAAAGCGAACGACTAAGATCAGGCGGTTGCCGCGACTGACTTTCCAATGTGTGCGCAGTCCTTCGGCAACTCGGCTGCATCTTTTTGTTCGCTTTTGCGATTTGGGTTTAGGTTATGGTGTGGCAGATCGGGCATTTCCATTGTCCGTGCATCGCGAATGATGGTGAAATCGCGACAAGATGGATTTGTTTGTTTTTGTCCTCATAACAGGAACCACAGAAAGGGGTATCGTCACCAGATTGGTAATACATACCGCCTGCAAAATTCAAAGAGGATTGATCAACTCTAGATGAAGAGACGACTGTAAGTAGTCTCAGGATTTCGCGAATTCGATCAACAGTGGGTTGGTGTTTCAAAACGATTGCATCGGCAAGCAGTTCGTTGCAAAGCGCAATGGCTGATGTGATATTCAGGTGTTCTGTTTTCATTGTTGGGGGCTCTTATGTTTCAGAGAACGAAAATTGGGGATCAGGAAATTGTGGTTCCAATACTTGGAGTTGACGCGATAAAGGAATTACTCCATGTGGCGCTGGCGAACGTAAAGTTGTTGGCGGAGATGAACGCGCAAGTGGTGAATGCGTTATGCTGTCATCCAGACCGGTCATTGAAAGCGAACGACCAAGATCAAGCGGCCCGAACGTAGCAGGTGGCCATGTGTGCGCAGTCAGCAGAGGGCTCGGCTGCATCTTTTTGTTCGCTTTTGCGATTTGGAGTTCTTATGGGTCAGGAAGTTTTCAAAGCTGTGGCGATTAGACCGGAAGGTCCAAAGTGTAATGTTGGAATACTTTACAAGTGCTTTAACTGCGGGCACGAACTGGTCGTCCCGTTCGAGCTGGCCACTATTCTGGGCAGTAAGATCCTTTGTGAGAAGTGTGGTGGTATGACCAATGAGGACGGCACGGATGGTAGGCACTGGATGTGGGCTGTTGGTCAGCGAACATTGACGGAGGACTACTGTGCGGCGTTTTCTTTGTCGTAAGCGATGATCTTATCTGCAATGGCAAAAGCTTTTTTGATAAGTGCAGACTTGTCTAGTGGATGTGTGGCAGTATCGGTTGAGTTTTGCAGAAGTGATGCGACGATGGCGGTGGCAACTTCGATTCGGGTGCTGTTCATGGTCGTGTCTCCTTAGTTGAAAGCGAACGTCTAAGATCAGCCGGTTTGCGTGGTTGATTGACCATTTCAAGTGAGCACCGACGCAAACTCGGCTGCATCTTTTTGTTCGCTTTTGCGATTGGCGGGTTCGTGATGGTTCCAAGTGAAACGATCGAAGACATGATGGACAGTCTGAAGATTCGAGTATCTGCCGGAAATTTGATTAGGCTAGTGGAGTGTTTGCGGGCTAGGTGTCCGGGTGAGTATCCATCTTCAGTTTGCGAATTAACGCTTTCAGATCTTCTGGCATACTCCAATCCTAGCGTTCCTATTCCGTTGCAAACATCAGATCCTCTGTCGACAAGCTCCGCACTGTTGCCGGAGTCCAGTTGTGCTTCTGCATGAGGTGAAATCGTACGGCCAGATTTCCCTCAGTGAACGGGTATTTATTGAAAGCGAACGACACAGATCAGCCGGTTGCCGCGACTGATTCTCCAATGTGTGCGCAGCCCATCGGCAACTCGGCTGCATCTTATTGTTATGCCATTTTTGTGGTTGGTGGTGGCAAATGTTTTTGTTTGACTGGATCACTCGATTTAGAACTAATCGCGTCCTCGGCAGCAAGCCAGTCTGGAATCAGTACCCAAATGTGTTGTGGCACGGTGATATAGTGCTGAGCGATAAATCGTCCGCCTTCAGAAGGTCCAACGACGAGAATGCATCGCTCAATCATGTACTTAATGATCGGTATGTTCGGGTCGCCGATTTGAGTATGGGAACGCTTCATGTGGCAGTCTTCGAGGAGACGCTTAGCATTTGGTGGGAGTCCCATGAGGAACTGGATAGTGCTAAGTCGCTCTTTCTTAGCAGCAGCATTCGCACTGAGTCGTCTTTCGATTCGTGCGCCAGCGTAGACGCACAGAGGGATCACAATGGCTGTGCATACCCATTGGGTAAAGGCTAGCCAGTCCATAGGTGTTGTTGGGTTGGGTTGTGTCATAACGCTTGGCATAACGCTTGCGTTCACCGGGTTGGCGGTGAGCGATTTCTAATTTCAGTTCCTGCACGACGCCAACTCCGCGTGCAACGCTTTGTTCGTTGCGTTTTGCGATTGAGAAGGGTGGGCGTATGCGTCCGGTTGTTGATGTTGAGCGGAAATTCGGAATACCAAACACTTCGGTCGTGCTTGAGTTTAAGTGCGTCAGGAACCGTCCTACGTGCCACAAACATGATGAGACTGAATTGTCGGATGAGATCAAAGAGTACTGTCTAAGGGAAGCTGTAAGGCAATTGTCAGTTGATATCAGTGAATGCGGCTAAAGCCTCGATATCTGACACTGCTTCTTCCTTGGTGATCGACTCAATGAGATACCAGCCTTTGTGGATTCCAAGATGGCTGGTTTGGTCCTCATCCCCAACGACTGTCAGGTAGATGTGATCTCCAGTTGGTAAGCGGTATACAGTTTCCACAATGCGAGTGGCGGGTCGCATCTTGTTCGCAAGTGGCGTAAGTTCGCTCAATGTGTATTTGTGGCCTTTGTACTCCAGGACCATTGGTTCAAACGCTTTATTTTCAAAGCGTACTCGCATGTGTGTTCCTTTTTGGTTTCGCAACGAACGCCAA